CCTGTATCTGGTTTACCGCCTATTGCTTTTACTGGCACTCTGATTATCTCGCCAGTAATTTCTAAAAAGTCTACAAGCAATCCCTGTGCTTGCATCTCGTTTATTAAATCATGTGTACTCTTACCTGTACTAAAACCTAGGTCGTTATAGAGTATGTCCTTTTTCAGGTACTTTGTTAAATCCATTTGCAGCTCTCTCATCATCTAACTGCGCTTGCACATTCGCCCAGTTTAGATATTCCCTAACAATGGTTGTGAAGATCCTTTTCCTGTTGTCTCTATCCCATTTATGCAATGGTTTTTGATCTTCCTTTCCTGCTAGTTCTAAATATAAATCTTTGGTTTGTGCTATGGAATATTCTATTCCTGTATCATTCAGTTGTGCTTTGTTGGGTAGTCTTTCTCCCTCCCCAATCTTTTTTAAATGAGCCATACAGCACGCTCCAAGCCAGTGTTCTCCATCCTTTCTTAAAAAAGGCCCAGCTGGTGCTTTACAATAAGCACACAGCGTGGGTCTGTTCTTACCATCAAAATTAAAATGGTGCATCGTCATCATCAACGGTGGTTGCACCCATGGCCGCTAAATCAGATTCCGATGGTCCTGTTTTGATATTATCGTCAACAGGTTCTGGCTTTTTATTAGTAGGTTGCCAAGTCTTACCCCAGTCTTCGTTAATCTTTAGATAACCATTGTCATCTTTAATTAACTCAGCTGATACGCTTTTACCCATGAAGGCAGTAGATGTATCTTTTGGTGGTTCTTTTAACCCCATCGCTTGCGCCATAAGTAGCATTGATTTAACACCACTATCTACAAACTTAGGATTATCGTGACCAACAGTAAATGTATGATTAAGTTTGATGCTACTACCATCAATCTCAAAATACATCTTGCACCCACGCCAGTTGTTTCTACCCTCAACCAACGCCTCTTCCTCGCCTTGCCAATGCAGAACATGTCTACCTGGCTCAACTGCCGACTTGCCTTCACTAGAGGCATCTACATTAAAATTTGTTAAATCCATTTTTTACTCCTTTTTAAATCCAACATTTATATTCTGAACACTCATCCTCTTTTGAACCACAATGACAACAAAATCCATCTTCATCGTATTGCGGTTCATCATCGCAAAAGTGTTCGTTAAGTTCTTTAGTATCAATCACTTTAACATTTGCTCCCTTATAGCCTGCCATTCAAATGGCATTTCATTATCAAGACCAAATCTATTCTTAGCTTGGAAGCCAGGTGTCTCTTGTGTAAAGATGGTTCTGTCTCCTTGCTTTAGCTTAGTAGTCATACCACCGCCTTTACCTTTTACTTGGATAGTACCTATCTTGTAATTGGCAAAGAATACCGCATCACTGTGTTCAATAACCAAGTCAGCTGCTTTTCTATGCAACTTAATTTGGTGTCTATCATGTGGTTCGCTTGATGGATCTTCATATCTTCTTACTTCATTGTGTGCAATCTGTAAGACAGTAAAGCCTTTGTCTCGCAACTGATTAAGTAAAGCAAGATATTCTTTCCATATCTCTAAACAAGCAGCATAGCCTTTTCCGTAGGCTGGCGAGCTAATATCTGGCCAACCATTTTTTTCACAAACATAGTCCTGCATTAAAGTTTCTAACCAATCCAAACTATCCACTATCACAGTTTTGTATTCGCTATCTTCCTCAATCAATGACTTTAAGTTGTCTTGTAGTTCAACATAAGTTTTAGCTACAGGAAAGTGAGGACATTCAATCTTACCGATACCGTCTTCTGCCTGTACTATGATTGGTTTGTTCATAGTTGCACCAAAAGAAGTTTTACCAATACCACCAGGACCATATAGAACTATGATTGGTGGTTTAAGTTTTGCCTTTTGTCTTATATTAGCTAACGACATTACTCCACCTCAATCTTTGGTTTATCTTCTGGTAAATGTTTTTTAAGCTCATTCAAATAATGTGCCTGTAAGATTTCATTCTTTTCTACCTCAAAGTTCGCATTGGTTACAAGTTCATTTTTTTGTCCCTGTAATAAATTTAATTTTCTATAAACCATCTGACCATCATCTGATAAGTCGTCTAAGTTATAGTCCTTTGTTACATCATCTTCTGTGATGCTAAATGTTATTGGCTCTTGTTCTGCCATATTATTCTCCCATTTGGTTTTGTTTATAAGTATCACACTCATCTTTAGCATTACACCAACGGCATCCGTCTTTGCTATAGTTGTATGTGGGTATCTCCTCAAAGCAAGCCTCGGCTGCTGGCTTCAAGGTTTCATAGGCCCATTCAACTAAGTTAATAGCTGATATGGAATATGATCTAATAGGACCATCTTTGTGCCAACCTCTTGGTTGTACTATGGTCATCTGAACTGTGCAATCATCTCCGTATCTGGATAATGCACCAAGTGCATAGATACGCATTTGTGGGTTGTCTGCTTCTACTGCCCACTTACCAGATTTTAAATCTATAATCTCTATCATGTCTTTACCAATGAGTATTGCATCTGCTGTACCCCATAAGTCTGCATGTATTTCTGGCATGTTAACTTTTTCTTCTATTAATGGTCTTGCTACGTCAAGCTCCATCATTCTCTTGTCTATATAATCTACATAAGTGTTAGCACAATCAATCATCTCTTGGTCTACTGTAATGTCAAAGTCCTCTACATGATGTGTTGTATCTAAGTAGTATTCTTCTAAAGTAAGATTATTTAATCTACCTTTAAGTAGTGTCTCTACCATTTCGTGTATCAATGTACCTGTCGCTGCTGGTATGCCTACTTTATATTCAACCTGCATACTCGCCAAGAGTTGTGGCATGCCAGGACAAGCCATCCAAATCTTTGCTGATGATGGTGAGAGTTTAGCGTGAGCCATGGACAGAAATATAAGAATCGTTTTCCATTCTCTTCACATCATCAAGATCGTATTTAATCTTACCGCCAATCTTAAAATAGCTAGGACCTTGTCCTCTATAGCGTCTATTGTCGATTGTTTTCTTGCTGACTCCCCATCTCTCTGCTAGTTCGTCAACTTCTATGGTATTTGATATGTCAAAATTCTTTTCTAATATTTCCATAAATTTCCCTTTTATTAATATTTTTGTTTATAATAAACCATTATTACTAATTATCAAGTAATATTTTAATAAAATTTGGGAGAAATTTATGATGAATAAAACAGTATATGCACATACTAACATAGGAAACGAAAAGGATTGGGACCAAGAAATAGATAGGCTTGCAACCAATAACCAAGTAGCTGGAACGCATTACAAGCAATCTAAGATACAGCCTATTGATTATATATACGCTAACAACCTGTCTTATAACCTAGGTAGTTGCTTAAAATATATAACCAGAAGTAAAGGAGAGAAACAAGATAGGGTGACTGACTTGTTAAAAGCCAAACACTTTATTGACCTTGAATTACAAATGGTTTACGGAACAGATGCAAAAGGTAATAATATAGGAGACTATTCAGTAGAGGTTTCTCTATAACAATGAGGTAGCTATGAATTTATATGAGTTTGATGATCGTATCTTAAACGAAAGGAACGGAAGAAAGCCTATATATGTAAATAAACATCTTGCTAAAAAGTTTAAGGATTTTTGTGAGAGCGAACAGAAAGAACCACATAAGGTGGTTGAATATCTAATATCTTTGGGTATGAACTCTGTAAAGCATTACGAAGAACCTAAAGTGTCTGTTGACATCGAAGCTCTTTAAATAGGTTTTCTACATTTTTAAGCGAGTCCATTGCTTGCATCTCTTTGTCTTTAATGGACATCTGTTTTTTTCCGTCTGCAAAAGTAAAGACAACTTTCTGTGGACCTAAAGCAACCAAAGCATAAACATCTATTGCATCTTTATCATATTGCCTTCTTTTAGTAAAAGCACCACGCCTAAAATCAAACTGCCATGATACTCTGTGTGTTTGTATTTTAGATTGTGTTTTAACCTGGCACTTGTATAGCGTATGGTCAACATCAAAGATGATGTCTGCCTCCGCGCTGTGTGGAACTATTGTCACAGTATCAGCGTATAAAGAAAGTAGCGAGGCTACTAAGTATTCTCCAGAACGGCCAACTCTTTCTGATTGGCGTGGCATGGGGTTATTGTGGCGTTGGCCCTATAGGTACTTGTGGTTGAGAAAGAGACTGTAGATAATCCTGTCTTTGTATATTTTCTATCTCTTGTTGTGCTTCTGGCATATAGTCTAAATTATTTGTAAAAGCCAAAATATTAATTACAGACTTTAACCCTTCACCTTTACTTATATCTATTTTTGCAAGCTTTTCTAGTTCTTCTACAGAGTTTTTATTTACAAATATTTCTGCTAACTGTCTTGATGTTTTTTCTTGTACTCTTTTGCTAAACTTACTTGCAAATTTTACAGTCCACATAAAGGCACCTATTTGTGCAACTTCTTTTGTAAGAACCATCGCATCTGGCGGTGCTTTTGGATTATCAACATTGGCTAATGTTGCAGTTCTTTTTAACACTTCATTAAATTTATTAAAACCGCGCAAGACTTCATTTTTATTTAAACCTCTAGCTTCAGCTACTCCAGATAAAACAGCGTTAAAATTCTTATCTAAATTTTTTGTGCCAGCTAATGCTTTGTATAAATCAAAGCCTGCTCCGAATGAAGGTCTACCTAACTCAGTTGTTTTATATATTGTTTGATCTATAATTTGGTCAAAGTAAGCTCTGGCTAAGTTTGGAAAAGCTTGTTTATCTATTTTATTTATTCTTGTGTATGTTTCTCTAATATCAGCTGGTTTTACATTTGCAATACCAAAAATTTGGTTTTTAACTTTACCAGACGTTACACCCTTACCAATTAAAAACGGCTCAATAGATTCAAGTGTTGGATTTACTATAGTATTTGTAAGTTCTTTATACTTTTCTGTACCAGATAAATAATTTGTATTGGTTTTAAGAATTTTATCTAATTCATTTAATGCTGGAGCAATTTTTTTAATTTCGCTATTGTTAAGAGCTTCTTTAGGATTTGCTTTACCAGCTTTTGATCGAGCAATAATCTCTCTTGTTTCTCTTAAAATTTCACTTAAATTATTTACGCCTGATTCTGGAATAATTTTTGTTTCAGTTGCTTTCATGCCAAGAGGTTTTTCATATTGGTCTAATATGTTTACAGTTTCGTCTTTTGGAGTAATTGTTTTTTTAATTAATCTGTTTTTTAATTGTTTTAACTTATTCTTAGGTGTTCCTTTAACACTACCTGCTAAGACATTATCAATATTATTAATTAAATTTAAAATTTGTGATTCATCTATAAATTCATTATTAGCAACCGAGTAACCAGCCTGTTGTGATTTAAGGGTTCTTTCTGTTGTCGCTTCATCAAATGCTTTTTCCGCTGATATGTTTACGTCTTTATAAACCTTTCTTAATGACTCTGGGTTTTTTGCAATGTAATTATCAAATAAGTTTTCTGCTATTTTTTGTATTTCTTGTGGTCTATTTTTAATATACTCATACATTATTCTTCCGCCCTCTGGAGAATTGTAAACAGACTCACCAAGTTTGGTAAGAATATCACTTTGTATTAACTCAGGAGCTGTAAGCTTCACTCCCTGGGTTTCAGCATAAGCTTCTACGGTTTTTGCTAAATCAATTTTTTCTTGTGGCACGCCTTTTAAAGCTTCTGCTGCTAACTTAACAGCTCTATTAGGATCTGTTACATAACTTGATACGCCACCAGCTGCTAAAGTTAGTGGTATAGAATAATAAGGAGATACCTCTGCCTCCTCTAATCTTTCTGCTACTGCTCCTGTAGGTATGCCAACTTTTAATCCCCTAGCAACACCAAAACCCATTGTTGGTACTGTGTATTCACCAACAGACTGTAAGTATCTAGTGAAACGAGTTTTTGGTTGATATTCTAATAATTCTTTTGTTTGTGGTTGTTGTCTTAATGCTTGTGTAAGTAAACCCATAGACCTAGCCGTATCACCAACTGGCGCTATTTTTTGCAATTGTTGTAACGCATTAAAATACTTTGAAATTCTTTCTTCTTGTTTTGGTGCTACAAAGGTTGCTAATTGTTTTGCTTTTCTAGCAGCTTCTTGTGTAATCATTTCTGGAAATTCTAAAAAACCAGTAGCTCCACGCAAAGGACCAGAAATTGCAGTTTTACCAATGTCTTTTAATATTTCTCTTCTAGTTTGCTGTTTTTCTTCAGTTATACCAGATTCTAGACTTTCAAGTGCTTGTTGCTCTGCTTGCAATCTTCTTATTTCATTTGCTAAAGCTGTAGCATCTTCAACATTACCAGCTTGGTCTGCCTGTATAAGAGCCTGTTCTAGTTGTGCTAATGTCGCCATTATTTAACCTTGTGGTGGATATTTATTTAATATATCTTCTATATTTGATGAACCTGTTGTTGATGATGGTTGTTGCATTAAAGGATTAGAAAAGTCTTTAAACGGTGTAGCATCTTGTAAAGATCTTAATTGACCAATCTGAATATCAAAATATCTTTGATCTTCAGCGCCATACAGAGTTCTTTGATTTTCTAATGTTGCAATTTTATTGTTAACCACATTATTTACTTCATCACCAAGTCTGTTGTAAACGCTTTGTACAACCCCAATTTTTCCTTCTTTACCTACACCGCCAGAAACTATATTTAAAGCATTTTCATAGTCTTTATCAGACAAACCTCTGCCTTCCTGTCCTCTTGCTGCTGCAAATAGGTAAGCTAAATCTCTAACCTCTGATTCATTTATTTTATATTGATTTGATATATCTTCTAATCTTTTTGTAAAATCAGTTCCTTCTACAGTTACAAAAGAATTTTTTGCAACAGCATCATTATAAAAAGATTGCGTATCTTTACTTGCTAGTTTTAAAAAACCTTGTGTATTTTTTACAAGACCAGTAACAAATGTTGCAGTAGAGCCAACGCCAGATAATGCAGCTTCATCCATTTTTACAAGCTCGTCAGTATATCTTTGTAAACTTCCGTGCAAGGTATCTGTAGCCTGCCACCTATCTGCAAGAGGTTTATTTTCTTTGCTAAATAAAGATATATCTCCAAAACCACTTTCAAATTTTTCAGTAAATCCTAATGGTTGAATAACCTGTCCAGCTTGGTTAATTTTAGTTATTTCTTCAGCAGTAAGCTCACTGTCTCTAACATTTTTTACAACTTTACCATCCTTGGTTATTGTTCTTAAAGGATCTGATACAGCGCTTTTTGATGTTGATGGAGCTGATAATGGAACTATTTGTTTATCAGAATCTGCTTGAACAGCAGCAATGCCTTCTGCATCTGTTTTTAAAACAGTACCAATTACCCTACCAGCCTTGTTACTAAATATACTAAACCTTTCTACTGAACCAGTTTTAGGAGTACCAGCAAACATTCTAGGGTCTAAACCAGCTTGTATAAGTTTTATTTGGTTGGCATATCTTGGGTCTTGTCCAAGTTGTTGTAATAATTTATCTTGCTCTGCTTTTTGCTGTTGCGCTTGCCTCGCTTGTTGTCTTTCTAAAGCTAATCCAGACGCATCCATTCCCTGAAAAGCTTGTCCCATTCTTAATAAAGTTTCAGAAACTCCTGATCTTCTAGCCTGTTTTCTTTGTCTCTCGTATTCATCAACCTGCTGTTGAGTCATTCCAGACAATTGCTCTTGCGGTAATACACCAAAACCGCCACGCTCCGCCATTCTATTGCCGTATCTAGTAAACCTAGGAACTTCTGCTGCGGGTACGGAAGGTCTTTCTATTTGCATTTGTTGCAAACTTTCCAATAATTTTTGTTCTGGAGTTTTTTCCGTTTGTTCTGTAAATGTCGGTAAATTTAATATAGTCATATAAAATTCCTAAAGTTAAATTGCTGCAACGCCAGATAAAAATTTACCCAAGTCACCCAAACTCATGTTTTGATCTCGAGTTTGTGATGTCTGACCAACTAACTGAGGCATCATGCCTAAACCTTGGCCTAATAAACCTAATGAGTATGCTGGATAACCCTGCTCTCTCATAAACTCTTGGAAAGCAAAGTCTTGTTCTTGTTGTCCTAATCCTCTTGATAAAGCACCGTAGCCACCGAGTAAGCCTAAAGCTTGTTGTTGTCCACCCAGTAAACCACTTAATAAACCAGCTTGTTGCTGACGGCTTCTTAGCTCTAATTCTGGTGCAAGCATGGCCATCTGTTGTTGTCTTGCTATATCTGACTCAGCCGCGCCCAGCGCCTGCTGATAGCCTGCTTGT